AATATGTCGTCTTCTTGGACTTACACCGCGCGCATGTAAAAAGACCCACTAGATTATCGCGAGCTTCCTTTTCAACATACTGCTTCCGCATTTCTTTGATGATTCTTTCTTCCATCAATTTCGCGTAAGGTCCATCGGGCCACAAGTCCTCTGGACGCATATCTATCACATCTTTGGTCTTGATCTTCTTCTCAAGAATCCATCCTTTCAGAACAGGAGACTTCTTCAAGTTAGATTGAATTTGGAGAAACTTTTGTTTATAAATACTCGAATATTTATGATTGTCCCATGCGGGTTGTTCATTAATGGCGCGAGCCCGATCCATGGCATGGTTCAAAATGTTCTTCTCGAGATTTATACAGATTGTATCATCTTTAGGAATCTCGAGGAGAGCCGAAATGCGGTCAACCACGTACTGACGAGTTGAGTTCTCCATTCTTAACTTAATATTTAACTACGTTTTTAAGCGACTTAGGGGAGTGGTAATTCTTCATAGGGATTATTTCGCTTGCAGTCAGCCATATTTTCAGGGGAGCAGGTATCAAAAAATCCAGCAGTACGACGCGCGGGGTTAGTGTCAACGAAACCATACCTGTACGCAGATTGATCAGGTATGTATCTCTCTCTACATTTCATCATCATGTAAACGACGATAACCGCGACGGCCACCATGAGTATCTTTGTATTGTTCATTTACATTCTAATGATATTTTTTTATTGTGGGAATTCAAGATGACTGTGGCTGTACTGATAAAAGAACAATTCGGGGACATACAAGAGATAGACCTGGATATTGAACCAAGTAAAAATGAAATTTTTTTGAGATTGGGTGGACCCGCAACCTTTATAGGGCAATGGCCCGACCTTGATGTGGTAATTATGAAGTCTACATGTGGAGAAAGTTTAAACCAAAATACTTTACCGACCCCATTCAAAACCGAAGAAGTATACGGACCCATATTACTAGTTCGTATGGATGAGAACTCAGACCCGAGAGACTTCACCCTCGAAGAGTACCTCGGTTTTGTTAGAGGGGATGAAAGCATCACAGTTTAGTACAGCATTAGTGTACTTCATGGCCAACTGAAAGTGAATGTAAGCCCAATCCATGGGGTTGCTCATCTTTGGGTTTCCGGGTAAAGGGTTGTTGTTGACAGTCCTGGAAATGTCGTACTTCTCCCCAGTTGAAACCTTTGCCATACCCGCGCCGACTTCCTTGAGCCACATGACGTGCTTCTCATTCTTGCAATCAAAGTTTCTAACAAATAGCTCGGCCATGTTTATATGTTACTTAGGATTCTTTTCTATAAGTAGACGCGCACTTGGATCAGTAATTTTTGTCCATTTGGGTCTCCAGATCTCAGAGATGAGATGATCGTTGTCCTTTCCATACATCTTCCAAAAGATGTTTCTGTACATAGCCTCTTCCTTCGTGATAGGGGTGTTATGACCATGGGTCATTTTCTTTGTGTCTCTTAAACATATATCGTCCACGTTGTCTTCGGCGTACTTCTTGATCTCATCCACCCAGTTTGTTCCTACTGCGTCACTCATCCCATCTTTCTGTCGCCATAGAATATCATCTGGGAGATATCCTGTAAATGCTTCTCGTAGGATTTTCTTCTCAATGTCCCCCCTCTTATCATTCTGGTTGATGCTCATACAAAGGTCTATGAAGTTCTTATCAAGGAATGGAACAATCAAATCTAGACCGTGGGCACCCGCACATCTATCCGCCCTCAACCCGTCAAACTGATGAATCAACCGAAGTCTGCGCATATTTTCACAGGCAAACTCATCCACATTTGGTGCGTTATGGAAATAGAGGTATCCACCCAAAATCTCGTCACTCCCCTCACCCGAGAAGATGTACCGACACGGGGTGTGTTGTTTGATGTACTTGCATAGAAGCCACATAGGTGTACTCGCCCTAACTGTCGTCGTGTCATAGGATTCCAGGGAATGAATCACGTCATTGAGGTGAGCGAGACCCTCTCTAATAGTAAACTTCACTTCTGTATGATCCGTATCCAGGTACTTTGCAACTTTTCGGGCAGCTTCCAAATCAGGACTTCCCTCTAAACCGATGGAGAACGTCTTAATCTTCCCCAACTTCCTAGCTGCGATAGAACAAATCAAACTACTATCAAGACCACCGGACAATAAGAATCCGATGTCACGCTCTGTGTTGTTTATACGCTCATGAACAGCATGTTCTAAAGTCGTTCTCAGTGTATCACGGTACTCAATATTCAAATGTTTGAAAACCCTCCAATATCCCGTATGGTAACATACAAAGTCATTGATGTATGAATCATAAATATGACCAGGTGGAAAGATCTCAATCTTAGAGTTGAGAAAAAGAAGAGCTTTAGCCTCACTCGCAAAGGCAATTGAATCCTTATCATAACGTGTGTAGAATAGAGGCCTCACACCAACTGGGTCACGGGCAGTGATGACCCTCTTACCATCCGTGTAGACGAGGGAAAAGTCGCCATTAATCTGATCCATAGCACCCATTATACCGTAGTACTTGATGAGAGGGATGAGAACTTCACAGTCACTCTTACTCGCTTCATGACCAGTAAGATGTTCACGGTAGTTGTAAATCTCACCGTTACATACCAACATGTGATCACCCTGTCTGAAGGGTTGCATACCCGCATCGGTCAAGTCATTGATCGCGAGGCGATAAAAGTCCATTCGGCATTTACCTAGAGTTTTTGTGCGATAATCATCGGGACCTCGGTGAGTAAGTAGGTATGAAGATACCTCTACATCCTCACCGAAGAGGGCTAAGATGCCACACATATTTATTGTACAAGTGTTATTGGTTTTAAGTATCTGTTTTTTTTGTAAGTATACAACAAAGATGATTGGTTACGTGATCGCATTTGTATTACTAGTAATTTGCATAGTTGTTCCTCTTGCGTATTACTATTTTACACAGATACAGGGTGAACCCTCTCAGGGATCAACCCTCACTATTACAGAAAATGGCACTACTCTCACAGAAGGTTATAGAATTATGCCAAAAAGTGAAGCTTATATTGAGATGCCTGAGGTATATTCTTGTGGTCGTGATAACGAAAAGTCTTATTGTCCCTCATATGAGGGTACTGTCACCAATGGTTTTGCGTATGTGTACGATTTGAGTCTATCTGACATTACAACGCCAGAGTACACCGAGTGTCCAGGAGGGGGCCACGATTGTTGGTTTATAGAAAAATATGACAGTGAGGGTACCATGATTGGGGTAGTCAATAAAAACGGAGAATCTTTATTAGATAAATTAACTGATGATATCTGGGATGACAAATTGGATATGAATTCTCCCATGGTATCGGATTTACTTAGTAAAATGGAATTCAAAAATGGGAAGTTGGTAACTAAAGATACTCTCAATATGACCGGTAATATTACTATTGCAGCCGGTGACGAGTTTAAGATATCCGATTCTCCACTCCCAAGTATATATTTTTTAAATCTTCTCTTAGCCATGAAAGCGGCTGGTGTAGAAAAACCCAGTACAATCACTTTAAATGTTAAAAATGCTAAAGAAAAATTTGACGCGCATAAACCTCAATAGAAACTACTTCATTCACACTTTAATTTATACTCTAATAGATCCCTGTACGCAGCTTCATCAACTATTGGATCCATTTCCTGTCCAGACATATCAAGTGATTCTATGTTATCAACCAAAGCACTATGAAATCTCAAGACACAATAAAACGATGTATTTGTCCGTGCCGCAATTTGATCAATTGTCTCAAAATCATAAGTCTCTATTTCTAAATAACGCATCACTTGTTCAGGGGTCCGTAATTTTACAGTAGAATCTTCTATCTTTTTCATTCCAGTGGACATGTCAAATGACGGCCAAACCCCACGTCTCGCTCTAAATGATGATACATATTCTATACACTTATCAGCAATCTTTTTATCACGGAAACACATGAATCTTGATTTTTGTGTCGGATCCACAAGACTGAGATACGTACCATTTACATTTAATTTTACAAAGTGGTACTCCATATAAAATATATAAGGAAATAAACTTTAACTAATATATATGAACTTTCCCCAGACAGCTGGTCAATGCCGATATATGCTCGCTCTTCGCTCTCCCAAACCAATCATTATTGGTACAGGACCAGCAGGTACAGGTAAGACGATGTTAGCCTGTCAGATAGGTATTGAGCACATCCAGGAGTCTTTTAGGGGTAAGGTTATTCTAACGCGGCCAATCGTAGCAGCGGATGAAGATATGGGGTATCTCCCGGGAGATATGGAGCGTAAAATGGAACCCTGGACGCGCCCAATGTTTGACATATTTGAAAAGTATCTTTCCCATAACCAGATGGATCGTTGTATCACTATTGAACCTCTAGGCTACATGCGAGGTCGTACATTTGACAACACAGTCATCATTGCAGATGAGATGCAAAACGCCACACCGAACCAGATGAAGATGCTTTTGACTCGTATCGGTTACAATACAAAGTTAATTGTCACTGGGGACCTAGAACAGTCAGATCTCGGTAAAGACAACGGTCTCGCATTCCTCACATATAAACTCCATGGTATGGAATATGACTATATCAAACATGTGGAGATGGATGAGAGTGATATTGTCAGACATCCAGCTGTAAATGAAGTACTTAAAGTCTTGAATGTATGATAACAAAGTATGAAGAAAGTAATCGTTGCTCTCCCCGGTCGTGAATATTCGGGTAATTTTCTTAAAAACTGGTCTGAGACACTCATGGTGCTTACTCAAAAGGGGTACAAAGTAACCATGGTTAATGAATATTCGAGTTTTGTATCCTTTTCCAGGATGAAAACCCTGGGTCTGGATGTCACACGTGGTGCTACACAGGTTCCATTTGATGGAAAGTTTAACTATGATGTATGGCTCACCATAGATTCTGATATATTTTTCACCCCCGAGCAAGTTATTGAACTCATAGAGGATACGGATAAGTATCCGGTTGTGTCGGGTCTATACAGGATGACAGATCTTAAACACTACGCATGTGTGAAAGAATGGGACATAGAATATTTTAAAAAGCATGGAACCTTTGAGTTCCTAAAAGTAGATGGAATGGATACTTCGAAAAAGTATATGAAGGTTGCCTATAACGGAATGGGTTTCTTTGCGTGTCGCAAGGGTGTCATTGAAAATCTCAAGTATCCATACTTTAGTTATCCACTCATGGAGATAGAAACTAAAGATGGGAAGATACTGAGGGATATGTGCTCAGAAGATGTAGCATTCTGTAAGAATCTCAAAGATGCTGGGTACGATGTAATTGTGAATACGAGCCTCCGTGTCGGTCACGAGAAAACTCTCGTAATTTGAGAGTCTGAACTTCATTATTGAGAAATTTTGTTTTTGTATTCAGTTCTTCCAGCTTATTTTCTACGATGTGTTTTTCTTGGGAGTACCGTTTAAAAAGTGTCTTCATTCCGTCGTACCATTCATATAATTTTTGAACATCTTCGTCTATATTGTGATATTTTTCAACCAGTTTATAGTTAAATGGGAGGTCCCGAATATCGGCAGCGATTTCGTCTAACCGAGTTTCGAGTCCATCACACTTGTCTTTTAATTCAGCATGGGATTCCATACTTACCATACTGTAGTGTTTTATTTTTTAATATGCTCCAACGCGTTCAAAAGAAGTATCTTTATCTCCCATAATTTTAGCAGCTCTTGGACATTCTGTGACGACTTCACCAACAAATCCATGTTCAACTGAATCAACTGAAATGGCAAACGGTTCATAGGCATTGTGGCTACAATGAATCAATGCGTTACAATTTATAAAGTTGTAAACATAATAGGCTAAAAATATCTGGTCAATCAAATATGCGTCGCGATCACCCGTATACGTTTTCGTAAACTCATCCAATAATTCATTTCCACGAACGTATTTCGTTGGTACACTGTTGATATTACGAAGTGGACCGGGTATACCCACGTATTCTAAACAGTTATTTCGGCACCCGAAGGTTCCAGCGAGAATTGGAACCATGTGGTGTTTGTGATCGCGTATGATGTGAAAATCTTTGTTAGATTCCAACCATTCATTCACGAGTTTTACTTCTCTCTCCGAAAATCTAGAATCAGCGTCACGAGACAAGACTGTAGCATCTTTTATGAAGAGATCCTCTAAGCGCCATAGAGTGTTTGAAGCTTTTGTTTTCGTACCTGGGTGGTGAATGACTTCAACGTTATTCTGTCCCTTCAACCAATCCACAATATTCTGGGGTACAGTATCGTTGTAGTGAACCCTAACAATCCAACCCTCATAGAACTTTTTCGCATCCAAAACATTTTCGATGATTCCGTATGTGTAGACTTTATTATCACCCCATAAAGAGTATGTGATATACTTCATTGTTATTTAAAGGGGTGTTTACTTTAACTTACAAATGGTGAAGATTTCATACGCCATTTGTGTCTGCAACGAAGACCGAGAGCTAAATTCACTCGTCAACTTTCTCCTTAAAGTTAAGGATGAGGAAGATGAAATTAACATCCTCGTTGATTCCACGAATGTGACACCCGAAGTTAGAGAGGTATTGAAATCCTATGATGACAAGATTGTCGTCAACGAGCGGGCGTTCGATGGAAAGTTTTCTGATCATAGGAACTATCACGCTACAAAGTGTAAGGGTGACTACATCTTTGCGATTGATGCCGACGAGATGCCCCAAGAAGCTCTCATCACTAACATCAAAACATTCGAAGGAGATATCATGTATGTCCCACGGATTAACATCTGCCCCGGGTACACAGCTGATTGGATCACTGATTACAAGTTCAACCTTAATGAAATGGGGTGGGTTAATTGGCCAGATTATCAAGGTAGGTACTATAAGAATAATGGGGAAATCAAATGGTCTAACGACCTTCATGAGAAACTTGAAGGTCCCAATCCCGACAAAGTGGCTATGCTAGAAGCTAAACCCCTCATCGCTTTGTGGCACATCAAGACTGTTGAGCGCCAGGATCGCCAAAGAGCTTATTATGAGTCTCTTTAGCAACCTTAATCCTATACTCAAGGTCTGTAGAAGGCCACTGAATTAAAAAATCACCTTCTTTCCATTGTCCATCGGTCCCAAGAATATCTTTGTATTCAGATCTATTCTTGAGAAGCGGTAAATTAGAATAATCATAAGAGTTCATAACCCTTTGTGGAAGCACCTTTCCCACACTCGCCCATATGGTTCCACCGGATGTGATACCGCTTTCACGTAGATGACTTCCCACAAACATATCTTGGATGAGTTGATTCTCATAGAGGTACCAATGTCTGTACACGGGCATACCAGCAATAATCGTGTTTATGAATGCCTTACCAATCGCGTTGTTTCTGATGAGCATGTTACCACAATTGATACCGTTACAGTCAGCTGGAATAAGGATATGGATATTGGAGGGTGCATGTTCCTTGATGATATCCTCAAGTTTAATGTCCATGTTTGTAATCATGACATCTGTATCTGTGTTAAAAATCCATTCAACTTCGGGGTGTTGCTGCATAATCTTCCGAATCACAAAGATTTTAGCCCAACCCATGGGAATGTGGGTGTCTGGTATAGGTGGCTGAGGTTTAGCCATCATTGGCTTCCCGGCTATAGAAGCCCCGCCATCACTTGCGTAGTGTAGTTTGTATCCATGCTTTTCACAATACTGTTTCTTGTTCTTGTGTAGGGTCCACTCTGCAAGTGGTTCGTATTTTTCATCATGTACAGATACAACGGCTATCATGTTCTATAATACGTGGCCCGCACGTCTTTAACTTAAAGATTACATTGGTTCATAAATTAGCATGAAAAGAACAATTTTGAACCTGTTCAGAAATAAACTTAACAAAACACGGAGTATTGGTATAACTTCTTACGATTATCCAACTTCGCGTATAATCAACAACTGCAATGTTGATTTTATTGTAGTTGGTGACACGGTTGGTTCAACTGTCCACGGAATTAAGAATTTAAATGAAGTTCCTATGAGTATGATGTTAACCCATTGTCAAGCTGTAAAGCGGGGCTCTCAAAATCAATTTCTAATTGGGGATATGCCCTACATGTCCTATCAACCCTCGGATAAAGTTGCCATTGAAAATGCGGGTGAGTTTGTGAAGGTTGGTATGGATGCCGTGAAGGTTGAGGGGTATTTCCCAGATAGGATCAAATCAATTGTGGATTCGGGTACAGTTGTTATGGGACATTTAGGTCTTACACCACAGACACAGGCTAGATTGGGTGGGTACAGGATTCAAGCGAAAACCCATGATGAAGTTGAAAAACTAGTGGGGCAGGCTAAAGATGTAGAAGAGAGTGGCGCTTCTCTTCTCCTATTGGAGGCAGTTCCAAAAGAAGTATCTAAAATTGTGAGGGATGAACTTAAGATTCCCGTGTATGGTATCGGGGCGGGTCCATGTGTAGATGGCCAATTGGTTATTTCACATGACATTTTGGGACTATTTTGGGATTTCAAACCAAAGTTTATTAAACAGTATATAAATGGAGAACAGATGTTTCATAACGCTATAAATGAATATGCAAATGAAGTTCACACTGAAAAGTTTCCAGATGATGAACATAGTTACAACATGAAACAAGAAGAATTGGATAAACTTCTCGGAATGTCGGGGAGTTCGTGGAAATATGATTAAAGTTTTAGCTCCATAAACTACCAGAATGAACACTTGTGATTACATTATAGAGACTCTCTACCTCAATGGTATAGACACGTATTTTGTAATAACAGGTGGAGCTATCGTTCCATTTATAAACGCAATTTCCAGAAATCCTAAGGTTAAGTATTACTGCTTTCAACATGAACAATCCGCTGCTATGGCTGCAGAAGGATACTACCGAGCCTCTGGTAAGACAGCCGGTGTGGTGGTCACCAGTGGACCGGGTGTTCAAAACATTCTAAATGGTGTATGTGGATGTTGGTATGATTCCGTTCCAGCCTTTTTCATTAGTGGACAGGTGAATACAAAGGAGGATCTCTCCAACTTCAAATCTAAACCTAGACAGACCGGGTTTCAGGAGATGCCTGTAGCTAAGATGTTTGAGGATGTTACGAAGAAGTCTCTACATGTTCCAGAACTTTCTCAACTTGAAGGTGCTCTTAAGGAGTTACTGACAGAACTCAAAACACCTAGGTATGGTCCAGTTCTTATGGATTTACCCGTGAACCTTCAGATGTCTTCAATTGAAAACGTTGACATCAATCTCATCACACATAGTCGCCGGGTAACCCCGTGCTATGATATTTCGGAGTATCTCTACAAAAGTAAGAGACCTGTTGTAGTTTTTGGTCATGGTGTAAAATTGGCAGGTGCTGAGAAAGAGGCTATGAAGTTTATTGAAAAGACGGGTATACCCTTTCTCGTTTCCTGGGGTGCATTTGACCTATGTGCTAGTGATCACCCACTTCGGGTAGGTTCTCCAGGTGTATACGGTGATCGGGTATCAAACTACGTTATTCAGAATGCAGATCTAATTGTATCTGTGGGAAGTCGGCTTGACAGTCGTCAAATTGGTGGAAGTGGACCCATGTTTTCTCCATACTCGAAGAAGATTATGGTAGATGTTGATATTGAGGAAATCAATAAGATGCCCGAAAAGGATGTTAAAATTGATCTCGGTATAGTGAGCGACGCTAAGAACTTTTTTGATAGTGTTATCGTAGATGGATATAGCGACGATGACACGATGGGGACTCGTATTGAATTATGGGTCAGTAGAATTAACCAGTGGAAACAAGTGTACGGTGAAGAGAAGACGCGCGAAGGTGATTCAGCTGTTTACGATTATCTAGATGATTTTTTCAAGGATCTCCCAGATGACTGTATCGTCATTCCAGATCAAGGTGGAAACCTTGTTTGGACAATGCAATCCGCCAAACTCAAGGAGGGGCAAAAGCTTTTCACCAACTTTGGAAACTCTTCAATGGGCTTTGCACTCCCATGTGCCATAGGTGCAGCGATTGGCTCTGGTAAGAAAGTGTACTGTATTGATGGAGATGGTGGTTTTCAGATGAATATTCAGGAACTCCTAACCGTCAAGAAGTATGATCTTCCTATTGAAATTATCATTCTAAACAACAGTGGGTATGGAATCATCAAACAATTCCAAGATAGTTACTTTGATTCAAAATACGTCGCAACATCTAAAAATGATGTATTTGGGGATGAAGTTGATTTTGTAAAAATTGCAGAAGCCTATGGTGTGAAAACTCTACAAGATATTCCCATACCAGAGACACAAAAGATTTATCCTAAATTGGAGTTTGGAAACTCCCTTGAAAATATGACCCCTTACATTGACTTTGAGAAGGACATGATTGTCCCCGTTCCGCCTAAAAAGAAGTTGGGGTGGAATTGATATATGGCTCACCTAAACTAGATGTATCACGAATTTCATATGTAGCACCAAAAAAATGAGCCCATTCAGAAAGTAACATCTTTCTGGATTTTGGGCGTTCCACTAAATTGCAGTATTTAACAAGTTTCTTTTTGCTTGTTACATATTGTTGTACAATCTCTCGCACAATTCCTATACTCACAAAGTCAAAATATCTATCCTTATCTATAACGACATGACCATCCCTCCTACATACAGCACTGAACCTTGTCGGGAGTTCACCAGGTCCGTAGCATCCCCATACACGGAGAGAGTACACATTTGGTAGTGTTTTGATCCTCTGATCTATGATCCATTTTGAAAGACCATAAGGATCTTCTGGTGGACTTCCTCTCAAAGCTGCACCACTTGAGAAATATAACAGTTTGCCTTTGAAAACTCTAACAACGTTTTCAAACATGAGTATATTGTTGTATGTCGTATTCTGACTACTTTGATCTATACTTGCCGCGCAATGTATAACCACGTCGTACTTATGTCTTTTAAAGTATTCTTCAACTTCATCCTGTTTTAAAAGATCTAAGTCATATCTTGTCACACCAGTCCAATCTGTCCCACTTAATATATTTTTGCCTATAAAACCAGCTGAACCAAGTACACAGACTTTCATATAGTTTAAAGATTACTGTAGTCTTTAAACAAATGCCTAAAAAAGTTTGGTATGCACCCAACAAATTTGAGTCATATGGGGAGGAAGAGATTAAAGCCGTTGAGGCTTGCTTGCGCGATGGCTGGCTCGCTGGCTTTGGTGATCGCACTGTGGAGTTTGAGAAGAGGGTGGCAGACCTCTTCGGAAAGAAGCATGGTCTCTTCGTAAACTCTGGAAGTAGTGCCATCCTCCTAGGTCTTTGCGCTCTAGATCTCCCAAAGGGTTCGGAGGTTGTTACACCTGCTTGTGGTTTCGCGACAACCGTGGCACCTCTCATGCAACTAGGTCTCAAACCTGTTTTCTGTGACGTTGGCCTTGATACCTATGTACCAAGTGTTGAGGATCTCAAAAAGGTTGTCACATCGGAGACCAAGTGCCTTCTCATTCCAAACCTCATCGGTAATATCCCAGGTTGGCCAGCCATCAGAGAGGCTTTCCCAGATCTAATTCTCTTTGAGGATTCGGCGGATACTATTACCCACACCCCATGCACAGATGTGAGTACCACTAGTTTCTACGCGAGTCATGTGATTACAGCTGGTGGGTGTGGTGGTATGGTAATGTTTAACGATGACGGGCATCTCAAGAGGTCTCTCATGTTTAGGGACTGGGGACGCATCGGTGACAACATTGAGGAACCCAGTGAACGTTTCAACCATTCGGTAGATGGTATCCCATACGATTGGAAGTTTCTCTATGGTGTGGCCGGCTACCACCTTAAGGCTTGTGAAATGAACGCAGCTTTCGGTCTCGTCCAATTGGATAAGCTGGAAGGATTCCTAAGGAAGAGACGTGATAATGTCAAGAGGTACTTGGAAAACCTTAAGGACTGTCCGTATTACACACTCCCCGATGATTCTCAAATTCCAAACTGGCTCGCAATCCCACTCCAATGCCCAGATCGCCTAGAGATTGTAAAGTTTTTGGAAGAGAATGATGTTCAGACGAGAGTGACATTCGCGGGTAACATCACGAGACATCCAGCATTCCGTGAGTACTTGGATGAGTTTGAAAACGCGGATAAGATCATGAAGGATGGATTCCTCTTGGGTGCCCACCATGGTCTAGACATTGAGGATGTTGATCGTGTGTGTAATCTGCTTAAAACATTTGCGGCTACTAAAGTAAATGCCTAATGCATTGGTGACAGGTGGATGTGGATTCATCGCATCCAATTTCATAAATATCATGCATAAACGGTATCCCGATATCACGTTTGTGAATATTGATAAACTTGATTACTGTTCCAACGTTAAAAATGTTAGCGAAGGTGCATCTGTACTGTTCCAGGGTTCTTTATGTAATCCAGAGTTTGTTGAAAGTGTCATAAACTTTTATAAATTTGACTATGTATTTCACTTCGCCGCACAGAGTCACGTGGATAATTCATTTATTGACCCTATCAGCTTCACAATGGATAATACATATGGGACCCATGTACTTATTGAGATGTGTAGGAAGTATATACCCGATGCCCAGATTATTCATTTCAGCACCGACGAAGTTTATGGTGAATCTCTGACCGACGTTCCTTTCACGGAGTCTACGGGTGTACTTAAACCCACAAACCCATATTCAGCTTCCAAGGCTGCAGCTGAGATGTTTGTTCGGTCGTATATTCAATCGTTCAATATGGACATCAAGATTATTAGATGTAATAACGTGTACGGTCCTAATCAGTATCCAGAAAAACTCATACCAAAGTTTAAAAGACTTTTGAGGGAAGGTAAAAAGTGTACCATCCACGGAACACGCAGTGCCCAAGTTAAGAGAGCTTTTATGCACGTTGAAGATGTCATTGATGCCGTTGATGTCGTATGGAATAAAGGTGCTACGGGTGAAATCTACAACATAGCATCCGATGACGAAATATCTGTCATGGAAGTTACAAAGTTGATGATAAAAACCATTTTGGGTACCGAGGAGTACGATGAATGGATCACATACGTTGATGACCGACCATTTAATGATACCAGATACCATATCTGCGCAAAAAAACTAAAGGAATTGGGGTGGTCACAAAAGAAGGGTAGAGAAGATCTCATCAAGTTCCTAAATGATTAAAGAATACATCAATCATAACCATATAATGACATTCTACCTCCCAGATTCAATGGGATGGGGTAATGTCGCTCTATGTTTATCTGATTTAGTACACAGGTCTCCCAACCCAAGGGCCTACAAGAGTCTCTTAGACGTTGATAGGGGTGTTGAGTTCCATGGTTTTGAAATTACTGAAGACCCAAATGAAGATAAATTTGAACCACGTATAGCGATCAATCCCACATATTTTCACCACGTTCATTCAAATCTCAATAAAATTATCAAACCTACAAAAGAGCTGCAGAGTATTATTGATAATCAATCACATGGGTTGGCACGGGGTTTGCACATTCGGCGTGGAGCGTGTTCTAGAGACTCCGAAGATGTGGGGTGTCATGGTACAGACGAAAATGGTGATATTAAGAAGGCTTACTTCGCGAAAGACAGTGCCCTAGAAAAGTTTATCAACATTGTTGAAGAGACGGATGGTAAAATATTCTTAGCGAGCGATAGCCGAGAAATCAAGGATATGTTTAAGACGCGTTTTCCGGATAAGATTGTAACTCTTGAGCATGACATTGTACTCACATACAAATGTGACACACTCAAGAACTATGATGTCACGAGGGAACAAAGACTCGCGTGCTACATTGATTGGTTCTTACTTTCAAAATGTAAGGAGTTATACATCACTGCAGGTAATCAAGATCTCACTGACCTTTCAACATTTGGTTATAGTGCAGGAGCATATGGAAGATCAAACATCCATTTTGTCTTCAATTAGTTTAAAATCTAAAATGTTTAGACGGTGATCCTGATCCTCATTTAGAATGTACTTGACATTCTTAATGTCCACCTTCTTTCCGTAGAGTTCGTAAAACTTTTCTTCAACCGTCTTCTTCTTTTCTTCAAACTTTTTGAAATCCTCGAGAAGTTTATTGAAGTCAATCTTATCCAAATTCTTGTAGTTTTGAACATATGCCATCCAGTTCGAAGGTTTTCTAGTCTCATGATCAATGGTGCTTTGGCGTTCAATGTCGGAAGTTTGGTGTGCAATTGGAATGTTAAGAATGGGTTTGTTTGTAGACATCAATACACCATGAAAAACGATATCGATAGCCTCATTCATATTTAAATTTGTTAGAAAAGCTGTCGCAAACCCGAGGGAGGACCAAAAAACTTCACTGCCCCCATTATTTGGTAATTGATACACCTGTCTAATTTTGGGTTGAAGATTAAAAAAGGGTGATGTACCCATGTTTATGTATCCATTGTTTTCAACTTCATCAGGGATACTTTCTAGGATCTTATCCCAATCCCTGTAAAAAACGGCATCATCATCGATGTGAAGAGCACACTCAATATTTTCATCAACCATTTGTTTCATCGCCATGATCGTTTTTACAAAGTTACTCGTCAATTTGGGGCCATATGGAAGATTTAACTTAACATTAAGCCATTGTACGAAGGGGTGGTCGTGGTTATAATCCTCAATCCAACGAACATCTTGGATGTGTACCCTCTCCTTCAAGTGTTCCTCTAGAAAAACCTTTCTCTCAGGTGCAAGGTTGGGACAGTGCTTAATGAATGCAACTTTGGGTATCTTCATATATGTGAATCTGTTTTAATTTCTATAAGTATAATAAATGTCTGACATTACTTCTACTATGCGAGCATCCAGGATGTACAACAACGCCAAGGCGATTGCCTCTGGTAAGGTTGACCTTGAGGTTTCGTGGGGTACCGTTGGTGGTATTCTCCTCCTCGGTTTCTTCTATATGGTTACGGCCTCCATCGGTATCGGTGTCTTCTCTAGGTGTGATGCCATGAAGGGTAAGCCTGTCCAGGAGAACCTCAACAAGTACCTGGCGGCTACCCTTACCATCGCGCTCACCATCCCCTTTACCCTCCTTGTGACCAAGCTTGCTAAGAATGAGGCGGGTGTCTTCATGATCATCTATTCCCTCATGGGTCTCATTGGTGGAGCCGCGGCTCTCAACTGGACCCTCAATTGTCCAGATGCCAAGGAGGCTGAGAAGGGATATTCCGCGTTCAGTGTTGTCCTCTTCACCATTACCCTACTCGCGTCCTTCTACGTGATGAGGCCTAAGAAAATGACACTTTCGCGTGGCTTGGGTATGGGATTTGGCTCTAAAACATTATAAATATGTACAATAGAGAATGAAACCCATAGCTGTAAATGTATATATTCTCACGATGTTCATGGCCTACGTGATGCGGAGGGCAGGAACATTTACTATGAATGAAAAAATAAAAATGATTGACTTTTTGAGTTATATGGCAGTCAACCCCGACTCTAGAATAGAGGAACATGAGGGTGGAGTGACTCTGTTAGGAGAAGCGATGCGATGCCAACCATCGCAAGTCGGCCGTTTACTAGCTCTGTCTCAGGCTTCCAAAATCCCTGAATGTAGCCCTCATCCTTAGGATTCGCCGCTGTTCCGAGGAACGCCAAACTGGCAACAGCGACAGAGAGACCGATGTTCTCACTAAACTGGGTACTGATAGAGTTACCAGTCATGATCTCATCAATCACGGCAGAGGTAAAACCAATCATCGCAGCACGACCATTTACACGCTCGGCTACAGAAAGGAAATCATTGGGACGCTCAACCGGCTTAAGCACGGGTCCCCGGATAGAAGGTGTACTTTTCTTGGAAACTACCTTGGATTTGATAGTTGGCTTAAATTGCGCACGAATGATAAGGCTCATTTCTACATTGATGACGTAAGCAATCCTTAAGCTTGTTTGTTCTCCTTGATGAGAATCTTATTCAAGATGTACAGTTGGAGTAGTAAACCAACACCGGTGTACCCGACGGTGAAGTTCATACCATACTTCCTAGATTGGTAAATGAGCCATAGAGAGCTCGCGAGAATACTCAACATCACAGCATTCTTAGACTTTTCGTCAACTTCTTCAGATTTCTTAAAGTCCTGATGCATCTGAATGAATCCAATACCGAAGGCGATCGCGGCAAGTACGTTATCGGTGTTCATTTTTAATCTATGGCAAGAATATAAAATGGACGCTATCATCGAAAAGTTTACTGGCAAGATAGATGCCAGGGAAGTTATCACAATGGTTGAAGAGATCAAAAGGGAATACCTCGGTGACGGTCTCCAGAAGGAGGACATCCCCCCAATCGTCGCGAAGCTGATGATGAACGCCGCCAAGTTCAGGGGGCTCGAGGGCCCTCAGAAGAAGAAGCTCGTGATCGCCCTCCTCTACCACCTCATCGAGGAGATTGATGAAGGTGAAAAGGATTCCGAGTTTGAAACCGTCCTCAAGACCATGGTTCCACCTATCATTGATGGGTTTGCTGGTATGCTTAAAGCTAAGAAGGCGGTCGCCGACGTGTTTTCGTGCTGTATGAAACCAAATTAAGGATTTGGATTGTTAACGAAGTAGTATGAAGTTTCCTCCTCTGGAGGTTATGATACAGTACGGAATCTATACTGTAAAAGAGTTACAGCGATTTTCTAAAGGACTTGTCCCGAAGAAGAAGAACCTAAGTGTACTTAACGAGTGTGAAAAGTGTGCTTTTGTGTTTCCAGGATCTACGTGTAACAACTGCCCGGTATGAAGTATTGTACCGTAAAAAGTTACATGTCTAGAGGGCCCGAGTTTATAAGTAATAATCATATGTGTGCAGAGAGACAACTCATTCGTCGGCTTTACCGCGAATGTTTAAAAAAAGGTTATAAACCCCACCAATTTACCGAATGGCTGCACCGAAAATATGGTCACTTGATTATATTTAGAGCAAACGTCCACGGAGACGCTATATCATTACCATGTGTTTTATGCAGGAAAATGATAGAGCGGTATGACATATGCTGGACAGCACATGATGGTTCTAAATGGGTTCATAGCAGAAAATCAGAAGAATTACCACTTTCGCTACCGACTGCTAAACAAAAGAGATTATTAGGTTTTGGGAGTGATAATAAGACCTAACGCGGATTCCAAGTTATTGTGACTTCGTTTTAGTGGTTTAGTTCTCTTTAGTTTTAGTGCGTTATTAGATGACGAAGCATTCTTTATTTCATCCATCTTCTTTGTGTTTGAAATAATGGGTATCACCTTATTTATTACGGGTGCACTTTCAATCTTCTTAGGCTCGTCAACATCCCTCGTTTGGTTTTCCCGAAACTCTTCTATAGTCATGTCACCACCAAATTCTTTTAGAACGAATCTATTTGGTGCAGGTTTTACTGGACCAATTTGATTAAACATTTTTTTACGCATCATCACTACGTTTCCACAAACACGACTACCTATTGTACAGCCATATTTATCTATTGCGTGGGACTTTACACAACTCCATGAACAGTAATTGCCAGCCGTGTAAAACTTGTTTCTACGATCATCGTATTTGTATGGCATACTTAAAGGTGTTCCCTCGAAGGAGTGACAACACCACCAACACCACATACATTTAAAATTAATTTTTTCTTTAACTACTATCTTCTCTTAGAACCACTAAAAACTAACATTATTATGAACATACAGAGAGAACAAAGTGACACCGAACCCACACCACCATATGTGAGATACTGAACATTCTTATCTTTCCAGATAAAACGTCTAGGGAAACGAGTGATTGGGAGAAGATTTAAAGGCCATTTGTCAAAAGGTGGTTGTCTCGCTCTAGCTCTGGCTAAAGCTGCATCCATGAAACTCCTGTCAGTCTCTTCGGACCACCAATCTGGGAATGTAGCCAGTTTATCCGGGTCATAATTGCATTTGACCGCGATGTTATTATTTGTGTTTGTACGGATGTCTATATCCTCACCACATATTGGGTAAGTGGCTGCACAGTCACTCTTTACATTTGGTGGAATGTAGCCACTATCACACGACCTAGGTCTACAATGTCCCTTGGTTTTGAGGATAGTGTACGACTCAGGATCTTCTACTTCATCTTCATCTTTACCCGCAGCAACAGCTGCAGCTTTAAGTTCAGCCCTCTCCTCTTTTGTACTGAAAGCATTCTTATTTTCCTCGAGGATTTCATAATACATACACCCAGCCGCATCTGGATTGGTATCACACACGTTATTCTTCATATTGTAACACGTACAGTGGAGGTCGTCTGGTTTAGCCCGACAGTACTTTACCCATGTTTCATCGTATTTCGTTAACAATTTATCCCTGGTACATCTACCGTCACTTTTCATACGATTTTCCGCATCATCACCTATGAGAATACCATTAATTGTCGTTGTGTTTGGGCCATCCTCATTGAGACACCACCGAGACCTCAAAACATTTGTCCGATCTCTATCCTCACATGTTTGACCACCCCCGATTTGTTCTGTATAGTTGCCGAGGGATTGACAAAACTCATCGGCTAAATCATCCCAATTAAAAGTATCCTCACACCCAATACTTTTGATGTACTGAAGTCCGTATGATGTTAAGGGCATCTTTTGGCGGTTTGTGAGATAGTCATCACCGTACTCGGCCTTGAGTTGTTTATCAGTTTCCTCACATTGATCAATTTCTATGGGAACGGCGGATAAATTATTACCACCAATATCACAATCTATGTACCCAAAGGCACACCCGGCACCCAGTAATAAAGCCATGGCACTCTACTAGTTGTGAATATTTTTATCATCGTCTGAACCTAGATGATCCAGAGTTGCCACCACCTGAACTTACAAGTAATATCAATACTAGGATACAAACACATGACATGACAGAAGAGGCAGATGACCCCCCTGCGCCAATCTTTTTGTTTGTGTCTTCCCCAGTGATATCACCGAAAGAAAGGGGAATATACTGACCTATACCCCCTGGAAGATTTGCTACTAAATTTGCAACGGGATTTCCAGGGTTTGTTAAGTTACCATCCTGGTCGTATTCTTTGCCTCCTATATTACATTTTGCATCGATGTTAGACTCAGTTAAGTTTTCAGCATTTATCGTGTACCCACAAATCTGAACGGGTGACGCGCAATTTTGATTTGAATTTTCAAGAATCCACTTGGGGGCATCCGCCTCTTCCTGGCACACTAGACCATAACACGCTTCACGACCAGCCCATTCAGGTTTAAAAGCGTCAGGTGTTTTCGCAACCAGGGCATCATATGTTAAAGCCTTTGCTGCACACCCTGCAGCATTTGGATCATCGTCACACACCCCATTCATCACATTGAAACATGAACACCACGGTTCTACTTTACCTGTTTCACTTACACAATATGTAGTCGCGAGTTGCACCCACGCGTCTGGACCTAGATATTCCCTCGTACACGCAGCGGATGTTCGTATCCTATCACCCGTACCACAATAGGTTCTAGCCAGGGCCAGACCAGCATTCCGTTCTATGCAATTAGTGCCACCAGGATTCTTTGTAAAATTATTGATATCTGCACAGAATGTATTTCTCTGATTTTCTAACCATAATGTCAATTCGTTATTACAACGGGAACCTTCTTGGTCTGGATTGAATCCTCTCAGTTCCAATTCACTCGTACCCGATTGGTAAGTGGAACAGGCTGGAGGTTGTGTTGGTGTCGGTGTTGGTGAAGGAGGATTGAAAGCTTCTTCATATGCTGTTGGCTGACCAGTAGCTACATCAACTATAACACCAACGGGTGTATATGAAAGCCAATCTGTAGCTGGATTTCCTCCTCCCATGATGTTTTAAATCTACTATCTACTAAGATTTTATTAAACGTCCGGTCAACTTTAATAAAATTGGGTACATAAATTTTTACGCTATTTACAGAGTCTTCACAAGTTCTAAAAGTTCAGCCTTCTTGGCCTCAGTCGCGAGCGCCAGGATCTTCTCGAGTTTGGCATCATCATCGGTCATCTTCTTAGCCATACCATAGACGATGAATGGGTTGGGGTCTTGGCGGTTCTCTACGTAAAGGACGATGTCCGAAGAAGTCGCGGCACCCTCCATGTTCTCAACTCGCCTGGATCGCATCGCCAACCAACCCACGATAGCTATGATAGCCGCAATCAGAATGACCTGATTGGGTTTAATCTTTTTGAGGTTGAGTTTCATTATACATTTCGGTAACATTTTTTTCTCAGTACATTTTAATATAACATGGGAGGAGGAGGATCACAAACGATCAATCAAACCTTCGATATGTCTGCCATCAGCAAGAGTATTTATGAACAGACCACGATAAACTCAAACTCATCTATGGCAGCACAGGCTAACATACAGAGTATGGAAATTCACCTAAAAAATATAGTTGCTTGTACAACCAACATAACTCAGACTGTTGATGCTAGTGCAAGTGCAAGTTCTACACTCGATAACACCCAAACAACCGCGATTAAGAATGCTATCACCACCGAAATGCAGGCTGCAGTTCAGGCGCAAGTTGATAAGGTTACAGAGGCTGGTAACTTTCAGTTTGGTGACGAACAGAATGTGAATCAGGAACTCGTTCTGGAAGTTCAAAACATTATTTCAAATAGCGTCATCACCGAAAATATCAACAATGCTATAGCGGAACAAGTGACCATTCAAGATGGCGTGTACACCATTGATGGTTACGATTGCACTCTAGGTGGTGAAATTAACTATAGCCAGGATATTACAGCCCAAGTTGTTGCGAATATAGTCACTAAAAACCTCACAGATGCTATCGCACAAAGTGATGTCTTGAATCAACTCCAAGCCGCCGCGGATGCAGCTGCAAAGTCCGAGAACAAGGGTATCGCTGATATTATTGGTACGTTCTTTGATGGTCTTACCGGTCCCATGAAGTACGCGATGATCGCCTCTGTGGTGTGCTGTTGTATGATTGTGGTTCTCGTTGTCGTTATGGGTCTCTCCCCTGCTGGTCAGTCCGCTACCAAGAACCTTGGTGCCGCCGGTGCTTCCCGCCTTGGTGGTCGTCGCTTCTAAAATCCATTTGTAATAATTCCATCAACACCATACCTATACATATATTCCAACTCTTCGTCTTCTTTATGTGTATACGTATAAACCCTAATATCTTCATTTTTGCAGTGAGTTATGAACTCGTGGTCTAGACATGTCCAATGGAGTACAACCGCGTTGAGACCCATCGCGATGAGAGGATATTCACTCTTGTGGAAGGTTGTCTCAAAAGTTGAACCTATTTTGAATTCTTTTGGTAATCTGTAAACTATTTTTCTATTGAAGCTACAAAACAGGACATTCTCGGTAGATTCCTTCTCATAAAACTTCACGAGGGCTTTGACCACCCCCAAATCTGCACCCTTTATATCAAGGATTAGAAGTGTTCGTCTTAATTGGGGTATTTCTTCATAAACCTGTTGAAGTGTTATTATTCCAAGTTTCTTTACCTCACCTAAACTCATATCCGAAATGAACTTACCTTGAGTGTATACATCATGGAACAAGACGAGCTCACCAGTCTCACAAAGTTGTACATCAATTTCAACACCATCGTATTCCCTATGAATAGCTTCCCTTATAGCTTCAATGGTGTTGTCCTTGTACTTCCGGGAATATCCACGATGGGCTATACACTTCATTAACTTAAAGGTATATTTAAAGATTTATCTAATGATTCTGAGTATTGATGTTGGTATAAGGAATCTTGCTATGTGTTTACTTGATGAGGACAACGGTAACCTCGTTAGGGAATGGGATGTCTCCGGTGTCCCACCTGAACACAATGACGGTGTCTACGTCTCTCTCCGAAAACACTTAGATGATAGACCTTGGGTCCTCGGAGCCAAGACAATCCTCATCGAGAAGCAACCCGACCGCAACAAGAAGATGATCTCAGTGATGCACTTCCTACATGCATACTTCATCATTAAGTGCCCTCAAGCTGAGACGATACTATATGACGCTCGTCACAAGATCCCCGATGTCGCGGGACCTGGTAAGGCGCAATACAATAAAAGGAAGAAGGCTGCCATAGAGAGGTGTGAAGCTTTTATTCGGAGTGGACCCACCAATGCACACTGGTTAGACACCTTCCTCAAGTCCAAGAAGAAGGATGACCTAGCAGACACTGTCATGCAAGCCCTAAGCTTCGTGAACAGAGTGGAGGTCACACCCGCATCAGCAAAAAAGAAAAAGAGTACAAAGTTGGTAGCTCGTAAACCCAATGAGAATCAGAAGAGAACAAAGTATTCAAAATCAAACTTGGCATGGATCTATCTCAATAAAGTGGAATGTGAAGTTCTTGAGAACAACAAGAGGTTTATGAAGGATCTCAAGAGGTACTATCGTGATATTGATGATTTGGTGAAGGAAATTAACACAAAATAATTTATACACAATTCTAAATGATACTTTATGTATTATTGTTATCACTCTACTTTTACAGGGTGTTGCAAAACAGTAACAGTGTAAGACATCTAGATAATACTAACAATTTTGCACACTTCAGTAAGATTAACAACAAAAACTTTTTCGTGTATCCAGAATTATTATTGGCTTCTCCAAGACACTTCATCTTAAACGAAGGAGATTCTTTATATATTCCAGCAAATTGGTGGCATTGGATTAGAAGTGAAAAGTCTATAGCGATTAATTCGTGGTGTTTAGACAACTATGAAGCTTTCACAGAACCTCGTATGTTGCGTTTTGAAATCGTTAACAAGGATCTAATTGCTAATAAAATTAATACATATAATGGACCTTTAACGGTTTGGAATAGTTATATAGATAAACAAATGCCGGGTACAATTAAAACAGATAAGGGGTACAATTATGTCATAACTGTTCCTGGTTATGGTGATAGCAAAGAACGACTAAATGTACCGCTATTAGACCATGTAAAAGATTTTATATCAAACCCCCCTCATTTTAAAGACAAAGACATTGAATCAAATTTATTCATTTCATCTGGAAAACACGATACAGGATTACATTATGATGATAACGCTGGAATATTATCAGTCCTAAAAGGTAAAAAGTATATAACCCTCTACCCTCCCCATAATTCTTCATATCTTCACCCATATAACGTAATACCAGATTGGGCTAAAACAAAACCTTATAGAGTTGAATACAATCTGTTGCATTTAGAACGAGAATTAAAAAATGCTTTACCTTCTTCAAGACTCCTGCACGAATCTCTACACAATGCAAAGTATAGAAGTAATATTATGAGAGAGATACAGAATGTACCTGATAAGAGTGTATGGGGGTGTAAAAAAGAAGGAAATCGCATGAGATGGGAAGTGTATCAATACCAATTTGACATTAATGATTCATCCATATGTTCACCTTTACTTACAGATAAGAGTATCGTTGTAACATCCAAAGATGTATATGATACACCGGGTGTTATAGGAGATGAAGATCATATCTACACATGCGACAATGGAAATATGGGTTTTCCATTTTTTGGTCATGGATACAAAAATGAAGATGAACCGGAAAGTGTTTTCGTCATAGATAACAAACAGCGGTTCAAAGAAAATTTCATAAAATACACTAGAAAATTGGGGTTTGGTAAAAACGTTCACAAGTTTCATTCTTATTTAGATCATTACTCTGCAAAAGATCTTTGTATTTTCAATAAGTTCAAAGATCAAATATTCATTATGTATTTCGGATTAAAAGTTGAGGAGTTTCTATACTTCTTATCCAAGTTTGATTACGATACACATTTGATAAAACATGTATTAGATAATATGCATATGTACAGGGATATATGTCATGAAATTGCTATAGTGTACGACATAAAAACAGGTGAACCCGTCCGTTCAGGATTTTATGGTATCCTCATGAAGTAAATTAAGGAATTGAAGTGAGTACATTATATACAATGAGCCTCACTATCCGAATGTCCGCTGCTACCAACAAACCCAACATTGATAAGATTATCAAGAGTAATAAGCGTCTTAGGGCTGCAGTGCATTCTTCAAAAACGAATAGGAAACATCATCGTGTAGCAATTGATCAACTTGATTCATTTTTGGATCTCATAGATAACGCCATTGATGCCATGAATGATACTACGATTGAAATTGAAAAGACACAAGAGAAACTTTATGAGTTGTACGATTTTTGTGGAGAAGTACCTTTCGATGAGAGTTGTGATTATTAAAGATTAGAACGGATAGATTGTTATAATGAAGAAAGTATTGGATCATGGATTTGTTGAACTCGTAGACCACATGCCTAGAGAGAATCTAGATAAGGCTATTGTTGATGGTGCCCGTGTGAGTTATCAGACGGGTACCAAGACCACTCGCGGTGACAGGGGTCTTATTCGTTACCTCATCCGCAACTGGCATACCTCACCCCTAGAATTAGTGGTTTTCAAGTTTCGTATCAAGGCACCCCTATACATCGCTCGGCAGTGGTTGAGGCACCGAACAGCCTCGGTGAATGAGATGTCTGCTCGTTATTCCATCGTTGATGAGGAGTATTACGAACCAGAAGTCCTTCGTGGACAGTCTGCTGTAAATCATCAGGGATCCGAGGGTATTGTGGAACTAGATGATGAATTGAACCAGGCTCTTTCCGAACAGTACAAACACGCGTTTAAATTGTACGAGCAGTTACTCGAGAAGGGTGTGTGCAGGGAACAGGCGCGAGGTGTTCTACCCCAATCCACTTATACCTCATTTGTATGGAAGATGGACCTCCATAACCTCATGCATTTCCTCCAACTGAGAATGGATCATCATGCACAGAAGGAGATTAGAGACTATGCCACGGCTATTTACGAATTGATTCAACCCCTAGTACCTCTATCCATGGAGGCGTTCCAAGACTTCAGGGTAAATGCTATGCAATTGACGGGTCCAGAGATTGAGGCGATCGCCGAAGGGAAACCTATAGAGAGTCCAGGTGAGAAGAGGGAATTTGAAGAAAAATTAAAGCGCTTAAAAATAAAATGTCAATGATAAGTACTTTATAAAAATGAGTATGACTACTATCACCAAAATTTGCACCTCCCCCGTACACAAGAACTCTCTTGACCTGGAATTGTCCAGGGGGTCCCATACAGCCTGTGAGATTGAAGCGAAATCTCACATTACAGATACTATTAAGTACATCCCCAATGAATTGAAGTATGAAGATACAGCTTGTGCTAAAATGGAGGCTGCGCGCCGTCCTCGCGCCGTGGCGAGAATGAAGAAACTTAAAAATTAAATGTCATTACAATACAAAGTAAAATGCTTGCCATTATAAATACACTCACTGTCTTCGCTGCCGAAAAGAAGAACAAGGGGTTCAAGAGATTGAGTAAGAAAATCCAGAAGGAACGTAACACTGACGTGGGTAAGATCAAAGAGAAGTTCTCTGATATTATCCGTGATGAACAGAGTCGTTTGAAGGGATACTTTGAGGAACATAACAGGTTGATCAAGAAGGATGATAAACCTAAGAAGAGTGGTAAGAAGTCTATTGACTTTTACGAAAAGTAAGCCATAGGGTACAAAAAACAAAAAACATAGCCAGGGGTGGGTTGTCCCCAAATCTCTCAGCCAATAGAGCGCACACTACGCTGTATTGGACGAGCTTAATTTCCTGTTGCGTTTTGACCATCGTACGTTTCATAGACCCTCTAGACTTTTGAAGACCTGTGACGGCTGTACTTATTTTACCGATTGTTCCAGGTATCTCTGTCGTCTTCATGAATATATCACCAACGTCAACGGATTCAATTATCTGTTGTTGGATGAGGGGTTCTAGGTATGTGAAGTAGTTAAAGTCTGGATCTAATTTGAGACATATACCCTCTATGGTGGAAAAGGCTTTGGCGAGGTACACGAAACTACTGGGTACGACGAATGGTTTTTCCACGGCGAGTTGTGCCGCTAGGTCATCATTCACAATTCCAGAACCATCTAGGGTTTCCAGGTATCCCAGTATAGTTTCGAAGAAGAGTTCGATATCTGAGACATCTGAAGACGTTGGAACGATTACACCTAATTTGACTAGGGTATCAACTATACCAGCTGTATCCCGCATGATTATAAATCCAAATAGTTTTGTGAACCCATCCCTAAGTTCTTCAGAGAGGGGTACGAGTAGACCAAAATCATAAAATACAAGTTTCCCCTTGGATGAAAATCCCAAGTTCCCGGGGTGTGGGTCGGCGTGGAAGAGACCATTATCCATAGTCTGAATAACATATGAGTTAATTAGGGCTTCGCATATCTTCTTCTTGTTCACCCTCTTGTCAGTGATTTCAGTCAATTTGGTGGAGGGTACATATTCCATGACGATCATCACATCATTGGAGTACTTTTTGTATACTCTCGGGACCTTTACCCATTCAACATCTTTCATACTTTTCCGGAACTTGATGGCATTATCAATTTCCTGTTTGTAATCCGCCTCCCCTAAGAGGTACTCTATAGACTCATTGAGAACTGAACCGGAACTGTTCCCTGTATCAATACCAACTCGTTCCAACAAATGTACAATTTCCCGAATATTATCTGTATCCTCCTTCATGATATCCAGGATTCCTGGACGTTTTAATTTTACAACAACTTTTTGACCGTTATGGAGTACGGCCATATGGACTTGGCCAATACTCGCAGATTTAAATGGTACAGGGTCAAATTCTTTAAAAATATCATGGTTTACATCGGCATCCATTTCCACGGGAGGAACATTATCCTGAAGTGATTCCAACTCCCTTGTAAATTCAGGCGGGTAGAGATCCGCTCTCGTGGAAGCGATTTGACCTAATTTTACAAACGTTGGACCGAGTTCGAGAAGTTCCTCCCTTGTCCATTTACCAAGTTCAGATTTGTTTTGTACAGTGGAGTTTTTCCATAAGAATTTGGCTGCAAACTTCCATGTTTTTACTTTACGATTGATTGGTACAACCGGGCTATGTTGTGCTATACATAACATCCTACCTTACCCTTATTTTTTAATTTTTTCTTAACTTACTTTAATGAAAAAGCTTTCAAGTTTTCTAGCGCCCTTGAGTAATCAAACCGAGAAGACTATCAGAAGTCAACCAATTCTCTTTACCCTAATCATTTTGTACCAAGGTCTCTTCTCTGGTAATGCTATCAAAATCCCTGAAAATCTCAGAATCCTCTTTAACAGTAAGATATTCAAGTTTGTATCTCTCATGGCTATCGCGTTCAGTGCGACACAAGATATTGAGTATGCACTCATATCAACGATGGTTTTCCTGACAATCATGTATGCCATAAAGACTCCAGAGGAGCGCAAGACTCAGGGTTTCATTTAAAATATTTCCCAATTATAAATGGCACTTGCGAAAACTCTGAGTCTCAATTTTGTGGCTATTCTACTTTTCACACTCATGTACTTTACCATCTCCAAGGCGGGTGGTGAACAATTTAATGGATTGGATAAGGAATCCAGCTTCTTGGATCATCTCTACTTTGCCTTCACCGTCCAGTCCACAGTTGGTTTTGGTGACATCTACCCCATCAGTCCAATGGCTAAGATGGTAGTCATGGTTCAGCAATCTGTTCTCATTTTGGGTGTTCTCGAACTCCTCTCTGAGGCTGGTCCAACTGTCGTTAAACAAATGGTTCCAAATGCGATGAGAAAAATGATCTAAGTCTAATTTAAATGTGGCAAACCTTCATAATTTTGTATTTGTCTTATCTCATCTTAGGCCCACATTGGGAAACACGACTCATAAAAGGTGAAAAACTCAGAATCGTTGAAAGTCTGACAGAGTTTGGAAGGAGGTCAATCTTCATTTCCTATGTAGCACTACTCTTTGTCTCGTGGTTTCTTTACAAACCGAGTATGACAAGTTTTGTGGGTGCTCTCTCCATGACTGGTGCAGCGACAGCTGGGTTTTACCTCAAATATGGAAGGGAGACGATCCCCATGCATCTCTTCCTAGTCCTGTTTGTCATCTATAGAGGTATGAAATTCATGAATACACAATTGTGGTTAACCCTGGCCCTTCTCACGTTTTACACGTTCACCCATGAAAAATTATATATCGGCTAAAAGTAGAATGAAAGTTCATATAGTTGGAGCTGGCCCAACCGGGATGTCCCTCGCTTGGGAAATACTCAGGTCAGGTGACCACGATATTACAATCTATGATAGGAAGTCTTCAGCGGGTGGATCATGGTGGGAACCAACTGAAGAAGTGAGGGATCTTCATGCACATCGCATAGTGTTTGACAAAGCGTTTGTCAATACCCAAAGTCTCTTTGGGGAAATGGGTATCAGGTGGGATCACATCTTTGAACCAGTTCAAAAAAATATCTACGGATTACTGTTTCGTTCGCTGTCCCTAAAAGACTACGGGGCCTTGACATCTCTATCTGCTAGAGTACTCACTAAACCCCAAAAGTACAAGGGTGTCTCCCTCAAAGAAGCCCTAGGTCCATTGAGTGAGGGTGGACAGCGCCTATTAGAGCATCTCCCCCTCATCATGGATGGTGTCACTTGGGATGTCATGTCTGCTTGGGAGTTTGTCAAGAGTTTTGATCATGTGGCTCTTTCCAAGCAGTATACACAGAGGGTTTCTGGTAAGGTCATGTGTGACGCGATGCAGAAAGCTTTAGAAGATGTTGGGGTGGAGTTTGAGTTTGAAAAGGAGTTGGCCAATGTTGAATACATGGATGATGGTTATACAGCCGAATTCTCAGATAGAACTACAATTGGTGACGGAATGTTGTTTTTGTGTTTGGACAACAGCCCAGCCCTAAAACTTTTGGGGGACAACTGGGGTCCCGAGGCTGAAAAGAAGGTTCGTGAGAGTACCTACGGCTGTATAAATCTCCTGTTAGATTTTGATGAACCCATAGAACTTAAGGATGATTTGGAAATTGCCGCGACAACAAAATTAAACCTCCAACCAGTCGTTCTTTCAGATGATAAGACAGTTTCATGTGTCATTTGTGACCTAACAGAAGAGATTCTCACGACACCACCAGAAGAGCTGAGGACCCTCATACTCGGTGAACTTGACGTACCTTTACCTAGGGAGATGAGGTTTGGGTGGGGTGCAAATTGGGATGGTGAGCGTTGGCAATTCTCCCAATCCTCGGGGGTCCTAAGCCTCCATGGACAACTCCCCTTCTTCGGAAAGTGCCCCAACGTCGCGATGTGTGGTATGATGTCTCCTAGAAACACACCTTATTCCAGTATTGAGGCGGCTGTGGAGGTGTCTAGGTCCCTCAGTCATAAATGCTTTGGAACTCGGGAACCTTTGAACCCTCTCCTCCTCACACAAGTTATGTCAATGACACTTTTAGTGCTTATAGTTTTAATTCTCATATACCGTAATAGAAACATATGAAGTTTCTAGCAAAAGTGCATACACCCATGTATGACCACAACGATAAGAAATATATTCGTTTGGTCATTCCTGAAAATTGTGCTGAAATAGTAAGGCGTGTGCAACTCAACAAAGCCTGGTTGGTAAAAAATCAACACTTAGATGACCCCTTAGATGGTCGTGTGTTGACAGTGAAAGTTCCGTTCCGATATAGGAGAGTGATGTGTGAGGTCAAGGGGAGACCCATTCAATCTCTTATAAGGGATGATGAAGTTGAAATTGAAATAGACTTTAAGGGTGTTTGGAATGTGGGTCATTACTCGGGCTTCTCCTGGATACTATCGAGTTCCTCAACGGATTCCTGATTGGGATCATTGGGAAGGTCAATGGTCTTGAGACCACCCTTCTTGAATCCCTCAAAAGTTTGAAGCACACCTTGGAGGCGAAACACTTCTTGGGTCATCTTCTCAATCTGCATACGGAGCTGTTTAATATTCTCTTCAACGTTTACGACGGGCATATTTACGCACTTAAAGTTTATACTCTTTAAATAAGTATGCTCACTAGAACTGGATACCTTGTGAGTGAGGGTCCGTTGCAGGAAATTAAAAAGGAACTTACCGTAAGACCACAGATCAACGGGGACTATGGATTTCCTCCACCACCTTTCAAAGTTTTTAGAGCAGCTAAGAATGGAGTGTGCGTTCCAAGATTCTACGGAACTGCTAAACTTGGAAAGCCCACACAAGATAAGAGACCTGAACCGGCTCGGTCTAGAGCCAAATTTGTCGGTCAGCTCAGAGACGCAACCCATCAAAATGAAGCATTGGCAGCAGCAATTGAAGCAGGGCACGGTGTCCTTTCTCTACCATGTGGCTACGGCAAGACGACGGTATCCTTGGCCATAGCTTGTAAGTTGGGGTATCGCACGATGATTGTTGTTCACAAACAGTTCCTGGCAGACCAATGGCGGGAACGTATACAACAGTTTTGTCCAGGTGCTACAATTGGAATTGTTCAACAAGACAAGAAAGAGGTAAATTGTGACTTTGTGATTGCTATGCTTCAGTCCCTCTCCCTCAAAGAATACTCCTTCAGTGATTTTGATTCAGTGGGAACACTAATCGTGGATGAAGCCCATCATATATGTGCGAAGGTTTTCAGTCAGAGTCTCTTCAAAATGTGTCCCAAGCACATCTATGGTCTCTCTGCTACACCCGAGAGGAAGGATGGTTTGACTAAGGTACTCCATTGGTTTATGGGGCCCACTTTCTTTGCAGTTGAGAGAAAGAACCAGGAACAAGTGGAGGTATTCCCTGTTACGTACGACTCCTTCAATTATAGGAATCCCCCACCTTCTATGAGAAATGGGAAAATCTCAATGCCAAACATGATCACAGAAGTAGTTGAAGATAGGAAGAGGAACCAAATGCTCGTTGAACTTGTAAAGAAAGCTTCAGCGGGTACGAGACAGCTCCTCGTTCTAAGTGACCGTAGACAGCATTGTGAAATGCTTCATCAATGTTTCCCAAAGACTTCGGGTCTCTACATGGGTGGGATGAAGGAGGCTGACCTCCAGGCTTCTTCAAAGAAGAAGATCATCTTTGCGACGTTCTCGCAGGCACATGAGGGTCTAGACATCCCAACCCTAGACACAGTTATTTTGGCTTCACCCAAGTCTGATATTACCCAAAGTATTGGTCGTATAATGAGAGAGACGAAGGGTAAAAAGAATAACCCTCACATCTATGACATTCACGATCCATGGTCCCTCTTCACGGCTATGTACTACAAGAGAATGAAGATCTACCGCCAGGGTGGTTTCAAGATACATGGTAAATCCGTTGAGGAAAAGAAGGAGGACTTCCCTCAGGGAAAGTGTCTGTTTTTATAATCTAAACAATAATTAAATGTCTGGTGCATTAATACAACTCGTATCTAGAGGTGTACAAGATGTGTATCTCAATAGCGAAGAGGGACATTCTTTCTTTCGTATGAAGTTTACGAGGCATACAAACTTTTCCCAAGCCCCAAAGTTCATCAAGACTGTTACAGATAAAGACCCTGTTTTTACCGTTCCGGTTTTGGGTGATCTTGTAAATTGTTTATGGTTTGAGGGGGTTGATAAGAACTCTAATGTTTCTTCGAATCTTCTTTACAACTCTACGATTGATCTATTTGTGGGAGGTCAGAAGATAGATTCTCAACACTACGACTATTACGCAGATATATGGCCTAACTATCTTGCAGACACGTATACCAAGTCACAAGAACTCACGAACAAGACAAGTATTTCACATAGAAACTTCCAACCCCTCCATTTCTTTTTCTGTGACCACGGAGCATTTCTACCCCTCGTATCATTGGCACATCATCAAGTTGAAGTTAAAATAAATTTTGATCCAAATAGTCTAACTGGCTACAGTGAAACACAAAAGCGTATCAATGTATATGCAAACTATGTATATCTGGATAAAGATGAAAGAGAGTCCATGGTGAAGAGACAGATGGACTTTGTGATTACACAGACACAAAAGGTGGAATACCCCCTATCTAACGTTTTTAACAATCAGATAGAATCTGGTGGATACAACGATTTAGACATATCATACTTCAATCACCCAGTTAAATCTATCTTCTTTGGGTACAGTGCAACCAATAATGATCCAACGAACGACCGTTTTACATTCAAAAATGCAGACATTCATATTAATGGAACCCCTCTACTCGAAAACATGACACCCACTTATTTTCACACAGTCCAAAACTATTACAAATCTAAATATGGTGTATCGGATTATAGGGTTGATTCTGAAGATCTCATGTACACGAGATACTTCGTATATCACTTTGGTCTAAATGCATCAGACTATAACCCATCAGGTAGTTGTAACTTCAGTAGACTCGATAATGCAAAACTTATATTGAGGGGTGTGGAGAAGGGTAATCTTAGAGCAGACCAAAATGACATCTATGTGTTTGCTGTGAACTACAATGTCCTCAGGATCAAGGATGGTTTGGCTGGAATTTTATTC